ATCGCAGTGATTGATGCCGTACCGGACACACGAGACCAGTTGGTCCTTAAGTACAGATACCTCGACCACATGAACTGGGAGAAGATCGCGGGCCGCATGTACGCAAGCGAAAAGACTGTCCGCAGGTGGCACGACGAAGGCATTGATATGGTTATTCTTCCAGAGAATGCGATCTCCTTAAAAGATGACCAGCTTTGACCAGAAATGACCAGGTTTGACCAGCTTTATCCCATATACACGGGATTTCGTATATGTTAGGATATAATCAGCAAAAAGTAGAAAGAGAGCCGGGTTCACCCGACCGATCAAGCCTCGAAGGATTTATTCCTCCGGGGCTTTTCTTATTGCACAAAGGAAGTGAAGCAACATGCCAATGAAACCCAAGCGGCCCTGCCGGTATCCGGGCTGCCCAAACCTCGTGGAGCATGACGGCGACAGCTACTGCGCTGAGCACCAGAAGCTCATGGATGATCACTACGATCACTTCACTCGTGGTTACGATGGGCACAAGCGATACGGAACTCAGTGGCGTAAGATCAGGACCCGCTACGTTCATAGGCATCCCTTCTGCGAGATGTGTTTGAAGGAAGGCAGGTACGTTCCTGTGGAAGAGGTCCATCACATCAAACCAATCAGCGAGGGAGGAACCAATGACGAGAGTAACCTCATGAGTCTCTGCCATAGCTGTCACGAGAAGATTCATCGCAGAAATATTTCGAAGGAATAAATCGTCAGAACGCGACCGGGAGGGGCGGGTCAGATCTCTACGGGCAAGAGCCCCAGGGACCGCCGCCCCCTCTTCTGTGCGCGTCAGGCGAAAACAAACGGGGAATAGCCCCAGGGATTAAGAAAGGAGGAACCTATGGCAAAAGACGGTACCGCCAGGGGCGGCCCTCGTTTCGGTCAGGGACGCCCGTCCAAGGCAATCAAGGAAAAAATAGACACTGGAAACCCCGGAGGTAGGAAGTTAAAGGTAATGGAGGTGCCCGGTGCTGAAGGATTAGAGGATGCTGCCACCGATCTTCACGGCGAAGACATGCCAAAACCAAAGGACTATATGACCAGGCAACAGAGAAACGGCAAGGACTTCTGCGCAGAGCAGGTCTTCAATGAAACCTGGAAATGGCTCACAGAGCGCGGCTGCGAAAAGCTCGTTAATCCTCAGCTCGTAAGTCAGTATGCCATGTCCGTAGCCCGCTGGGTACAGTGTGAGGAGGCCATTTCCGAATATGGCTTCATAGCGAAACACCCCACTTCGGGTTCACCTATCGCATCTCCTTACGTATCAATGTCTCAGAACTACATGAAGCAGACGAACCAGATCTGGTACCAGATATTCCAGATTGTCCGGGAGAACTGCCTCACCGATTATGAAGAGGACACACCACAGGATAATGTGATGGAGCTTCTGCTCCGCGCAAGGAAAGGAGGCAGTTGATGAAATGGATACCGCTCCACCCTTCCGGTCAGGTCCTCGTCGATGATGACGATTACGATAAGCTCGCAGGCTTTCACTGGTATGTTGACTGCCGGAATGTCGGACGCTACCCAGGCTTTGGAACTATCTACGCCTACAGGACCACAATGAAGAACGGAGTCTCTGAGAAGCATCAGATGCACCGAGAAATCATGAATGCTCCAGATGGCATTCAGGTCGACCACATCAACGGCAACGGTCTCGACAACCGGAGGTCAAATCTGCGGCTTGCAACTACCCAGAAGAATGCTTTCAATCGCAGGAAACCTACAATCCTGAACTGTACATCTATTTTCAAAGGTGTGCTGCAGAGGAAGGGCACTGATTACTGGCTTGCTCGAATAAAGTACAACGACAAGCACGTAGAGCTCGGTCGGTTTCCTGATGAAAAGGAAGCCGCTGCCGCATACAATTTTGCCTCGCGTATTTTCTTTGGAGAATACAGAAAAGAGAACGAAGGAGTCGATGAGCTGTCGGAAGATATGAAGATACATATTTTTGATAAATGTATCCGAAAGATTCACCGCGAAGGTTGGAATATCGAAACTACTGAATTCAAGAAATATGTAAATCTCAGCTCTGCCGATTACGGCAGGGCTTTTTCATTGCAATAAGGAGTTCTTATGGATACAACGAAATTTGAACAGGTGCCAATCGATAAGCTGGTACCTTATGCCCGGAATGCCCGGACACATTCCAAGGAGCAGATCGCTCAGCTCCGCTCCTCCATCCGTGAGTTTGGCTTTGTCTCCCCCGCTGTCATCGACAGCAATTACAACATCCTCGTCGGTCACGGACGTGTGCAGGCAGCACGCGAGGAAGGTTATACAACTGTCCCTTGTGTATTTGCAGAGAACTTAACCGATGCTCAGAAGCGTGCTTATATCCTTGCTGACAATCAGCTGGCCCTCAATGCCGGATGGGATGAAGAGATGCTGTCCGTCGAATTGTCCGACCTGCAGAACGATTCTTTCGATCTGTCGCTCCTCGGCTTTGATGAAAAAGACCTCGAGAAGTATCTGGCAGATGGAACAGACACAGATGTAAAGGATGATGACTTCGATCTCTCCGCAGCCCTTGAGAAGGCATCCTTCGTGGAGCCGGGTGACATCTGGACCGTCGGCAGGCACAGGCTCATGTGCGGAGACGCGACGAAGGCCGAAGATGTAAATACACTCATGGGTGATAAGAAGGCAAACCTTATCGTGACCGACCCGCCCTACGGTGTATCTTTCAAAGCCTCTGACGGCCTCACGATTCAGAACGACTCCCTCAAGGGTGACGAGTTCTACCAGTTCCTTCTCTCTGCTTTTCAGAACATGGCTTCCCACCTTGAGAAGGGTGGCGCTGCCTACGTGTTCCATGCAGATACCGAAGGTCTCAACTTCAGGAAGGCCTTCATTGATGCAGGCTTCCACTTGTCCGGCGTGTGTATCTGGGTGAAGAACTCCCTGGTGCTGGGACGTTCAGATTACCAGTGGCAGCATGAGCCGATCCTCTACGGCTTTCTGCAGAATGGTAAGCACTACTGGTCAAGCGCTGCAGGCAGGTCCCAGACGACCATCTGGAACTTCGATAAGCCAAAGAGGAATAAGGACCACCCTACTTCAAAGCCGCTCGATCTTCTCTCCTATCCGATCCAGAACTCCTCCCAGGAGAATGCAATCGTGATCGATACCTTCGGCGGGTCCGGCTCGACGCTCATGGCATGCGAAAAGACAAACCGGATCTGCAAGATGATGGAGCTTGATCCCAAATACGCATCCGTGATCCTTAGGCGATACGTCGAGGACACTGGTGATACGGAAGGCGTCTTTGTAGAACGGTCCGGGGAGAGGATTCCATATAAAGACCTTGTGAAGGAAGTCGAGACGGATGTCTAAAATGCACCGTTCTCCGGCTTCCTTTTTGGTAGGTTTATGACTCCTATTTTCCTTGCTATGTTCCAGGCAAAGAGTGATGTATAGCGTAGGCCGAAGAGGCCAGGAACATTACAAGTCAAAGGAGGACACAAGATGAACATCGATTACAAGGTAACAGGAGCAGACAGAAAGGCCATGGTAAAGGTCATTGAAAAGGTATCAGGCTTAAAGGCCAAGTACCTCTTCACCCCGACCTACGCTTTCGAGATCGGGCCTTACATGGTAAGCCGCTATGGAGTCTTCTCGGACAGCGAAGCTGCTGACCCGGAGACCACAAAGAAGATCCGCGAGGCCCTCACTGAGGAAGGCTACGAAGGCGAGACCACTGAGGACAATACCAACCTGGCAGCAGACAACGAGCCCCATGGAGATACACAAGACGAAGCCACTGCTCCGGCTGAGACTCCGGCTCCTGCCGAGGAGCCGCAGAAAGAACCTGAAGAACCTCAGCCCGAAGAGCTGCAGGCGCCTGCCACGGAAGCGGCCACAGAGCCAGCAACCGAAGCGACTGGCCTTTCAATCTCCCTGCCGCTCACCTCGGTCGATACCGAGAAGCTTTCGAAGATTCTCGAGTCGAAGGGCAAGCTCATAAAGAAGGCGCTCGGAACAGAGACCACGGACTTCACGGTAAACGGCGACAAGGTGACCTTCACCTGGTTCTCTTCCATCCCGGATACAGACACAGCGGATGCGGCAACGAAGCTCATCGCGGCAATCGGAAAGATGTCGAAGAACGCGAAGCGCATCACGATGACCGAGGCAGACGTCGAGAGCGAAAAATACGCCTTCCGAGGCTTCCTCATCAGACTTGGCTTCTCAGGGCCCGAGTATAAGGCAACAAGGAAGCGCCTCCTTCAGAACCTCTCCGGAGCATCCGCATTCCGGAATAAGGAAGAGGCTGACAAGTTCGCGGCCCGCCAGAAGGCACTCCGCGACGTAAAGAAAGCGGAGGTACAGAATGATGCTTCCAACTAAGGCAGAAATCGAATGCCTGCGGGTTACCTTTCCCGCAGGTACAAGGATAGAGCTCATCGAGATGGATGACCCGCAGGCTCCGGCTCCCGGCACAAAGGGAACCGTGAACGGAGTCGACGACACTGGATCGCTCCTGGTCCACTGGGATTCAGGCTCCTCCCTGAACGTGATTTACGGTATCGATAAAGTCCGGAAGGTTCTCTAAGATACACAAATTCTGACTGGCTTTGAATCTACATCTTTGGTGGTTTTATGGAGTCGAATTAACTGGATATGTCTGGCCGATAGAGTGATTAATACCATAACAAAAGAAAACAACCACCTACCGAAAGGAGCCAGAAACCATGAAAAACACAGCAAACCAGATCGAAGGAATCAAGAGCCAGACCTTAGGAGTTGAGGTCGAGATGAACAGCATCAAGAGGAGCGAGGCCGCCAAGGTTGCAGCCACCTACTTCGGAACCGGACGCTTTAAGAACACCGCAGACCGGAACGGCTACTACACCTGGAGCGCCTGGGACGCGCAGGACCGCGAATGGAAATTCCAGAGGGACGTGAGCATCTCCGGACCGGACGCAGAGAAATGCGAACTGGTAACCCCGATCCTCCACTACGACGACATCGAGCTTCTTCAGGGCCTCATCCGGGAGCTACGACACGCGGGAGCAAGGTCCAGCGCAGAACGCGGCTGCGGAATCCACTGCCATGTAGGCGCTCAGGGACACACACCGCAGACCCTCCGGAACCTTGCAAACATCATGGCAAGCCACGAGCAGCTCCTCATCAGAGCCCTCGGGATTGACCCGGTGAGAACCAGCCGCTACTGCCGGACGGTTGACCCGGATTTCCTTGCAGCCCTCAACAAGAAGAAGCCCCAGACCATGGCAGGCCTTGCAGACATTTGGTACACCACTCAGGGAGCTTCCTACGGCAGGGACCAGCATTACAACTCAAGCCGCTACCACATGCTGAACCTCCACGCCACCTTCACAAAGGGCACAGTTGAATTCAGACTTTTCAACGGCACGATGCACGCAGGCAGGATCAAGACCTACATTCAGCTTTGCCTCGGGATGAGCGCCTTGGCCAAGGAAGTAAGGACCGCGAGCTGCAGACCGCAGCAAAGCGAAAACGACAAATACGCGATGAGGACTTGGCTCCTTCGCCTCGGCTTCATCGGCGAGGAATTTTCAACAGCCAGGGATTTCCTGACACGCGACCTTTCCGGCGACACGGCTTTCAGAAACGGCCGAGCAGCCGCTTGAAGGGCCCAGGGAAGGAATTAGCCTTCTCCTACCGACGACCGCCACGGTGCGGCCTTTCGGTGGTAGAAGGGTAATCCCTTCGGAAAGGAGATCACCATGAAAAGATACTACTTAGCCTACGGCAGCAACTTAAACCTTAGTCAGATGGCACTCCGGTGCCCTGGTGCAAGGCGCATCGGGACCGGCACCATCGAAGGCTATGAACTGCTCTTCAAAGGCAGCAAGACCGGCGCATACCTCACGATCGAGAAGCGGGATGGCGCCAGGGTCCCGGTCGGGATCTTCTCGGTCACACCTGCCGACGAAGAACGACTCGATCACTATGAAGGCTACCCCATCTTCTACTACAAGACGGAGGTCCCGATCAAAGTGACGAGCGGGAAACACAAAGGAAACGTCATCCCTGCCTTCATCTACATCATGCATGAGGACCGGAAGCTCGGAATTCCATCAAGCCGCTACGTTGAAACCTGCATGGAAGGCTATGATGACTTTGGCTTTGACAAGGCACTCCTCCGGGGAGCCGTGAAGCGCTCCTGGGAAGCAAGCGGATGGGAGGCAATATGAAACCTGAAACAGAAAGACACACGCGCATCTGCCCCATCTGCGGCAGAACCTACAGTGAGGTTCCTGCCCTCTCCCGGACCGACAACAAGACGCTGATCTGCCCTGATTGCGGCACGAGACAAGCTCTTGAATCGATCGGTGTGGACAAGGACGAGCAGGAAAAGATCCTCTCCATCATCCACAGCAAGGCCGAATAAACCGCCATAAAATACACAAGTTCCCGGCTCCATCTTTGTCACATATATTGCTTCGAATCTACTGGATATAAAAGGCCCGCAGAGTGATATATGTACATGCCGAAAGGGAAAAGGCCCACGGCAGACAAGCACAAGGAGGGCAAGGCCATGACAAAGAATATCGAAACAAGAGCGAAGGAACTCAGGGTACCGGCACAGAGCACAAGCGAGGAGCTTGAATGCAGAGGCTTCAAGGTCATTACCTTCGGGAACAAGATCCTGGCGGTCGGCTACTACTACATGGGAAGGAACGAGGCAAGCTACTACGGAGCAGCCTACACCTTCACCACAGACGACCACACCTGCGAAGGAAACATCAAGCTTACAGCGCTCAGCGATGACTTCTTCGAAGACGACGGACACGCCTTCGCCTGGGCCATGAACGCCTGAGCTACTTAAACAAATCACCAACGAAAGATCGCTGAAGACTCAGCGGTCTTTTCTTTTGCCTGGAAAGGAGGTCACGCCATGGGCATGCGGAAACTGAAAAACTACAAACCGACCCGCTTCATGGCGGAGGGCTCCTACTACGATAAAGACGCTGCCGACTTTGCCGTGATGTTTATCGAAAGTCTAAAGCACACCAAGGGAACCTGGTGGAAGCAGCCCTTCGAGCTCATCGACTGGCAGGAGCAGATCATCCGGGATCTCTTCGGTGTCTTAAAGCCAAATGGCTACCGGCAGTTCACGACCGCCTACATAGAGATACCCAAGAAGATGGGCAAGTCGGAGCTGGCTGCCGCTGTTGCGCTGTATCTCACCTGTGCTGATGGAGAGGAACGAGCCGAGGTCTACGGCTGTGCTGCCGACAGGAACCAGGCCAAGATCGTCTATGACGTTGCGGTCGATATGGTCCACCTCTGCCCCTCTCTTAATAAGCGGGTCAAGATCCTGCAGTCACAGAAAAAGCTCGTCTACCTGCCGACGAACAGCACCTATCAGGTCCTGTCCGCTGATGTGGCGAACAAGCACGGCTTCAATACCTCTGGCGTGATCTTCGATGAGCTGCATACGCAGCCAAACCGGAAGCTCTACGACGTAATGACGAAGGGATCTGGTGATGCCAGGATGCAGCCTCTGTATTTTCTCATCACCACAGCCGGGACCGATACGAACTCGATCTGCTACGAGGTCCATCAAAAGGCACAGGACATCATCGCTGGCAGAAAGATCGACCCGACCTTCTACCCGGTGATCTTCGGCGCAGATGAATCCGACGACTGGACGGACCCGAAGGTCTGGAAGAAGGCAAATCCCTCTCTTGGAATCACGGTCGGTATCGACAAGGTCGAAGCAGCCTGCGAGTCAGCCAAGCAGAATCCCGGCGAAGAGAACGCCTTCCGGCAGCTCCGCCTCAATCAATGGGTGAAGCAGGCGGTCCGCTGGATGCCTATGGATAAATGGGATGCCTGTGCCTTCCCGGTTGATCCGGAGGAGCTCGAAGGCAGGGTCTGTTACGGAGGCCTCGACCTCTCTTCCACTTCCGATATCACGGCTTTCGTGTTGGTATTCCCACCAAGGGATGAGGAGGACAAGTACGTGGTCCTTCCTTACTTCTGGCTGCCAGAGGAAACGCTGGACCTGCGTGTCCGAAGGGATCATGTTCCCTATGACGCCTGGGAGAAGCAGGACCTCATTGAAACGACCGAGGGAAACGTCATTCACTACGGCTTCATAGAGAAGTTCATCGAGAACCTTGGTGAACGCTACAACATCCGCGAGATTGCCTTCGACCGCTGGGGAGCCGTCCAGATGGTCCAGAACCTCGAGGGCATGGGCTTTACCGTAGTTCCCTTCGGCCAGGGCTTTAAGGATATGAGTCCGCCCACCAAGGAGCTTATGAAGCTGGTCCTTGAGAAGCGGATTGCACATGGCGGCAA